CTCGTTCGACGATTCGAAGTTGGAGACGCGGTTCCACTCTGGCTCTTCCTTGAGGTAGCGGCGACGGGCGCCTATCTGCCAGTACACCGACAGGTTGGCGAAGGTGGTGATGAGGATCGTGCCTTCAGGGATGTACGGCACCTCATACAGCGGCAGGCCACCGACGCGGCGTTGCGAGATGATCAGGTCGCTTGCCAGGGTGTTGACGGAGTCCTGATCCTTGTTGACCAGAGCCAGGAACTTGTCGTGGACCAGCTCGCGGCCGGTCAGCACCACCAATCCGGGGTTGCGGCGATACCAAGGGTCCAGCAACTGGATGGCGTCATAGACCAGGGCGTCGATGTTTTTGAAGTCGCCGGTTTTGCCAATGGTGATCTTGCCGGCGACCGCGCCTTCCTTCAGCACGCGGTCAGGTGCGTGGGTGCGGTACTGCTGGAGCCATCCGATGTTGACGTCCTCCAACAACGGGTGCGCCGTGCGGTCGGTTTGCTCGGCGGCCGAAGTGCCGTAGAAACCGATCTGGATACGGTCGAGCGCCTGACGTTGAGCAATGGCACCAGACAGGCGGGGTTGGAAGTCCGGGAACTTGGCCCAGGCGTCGAGCTGTTTGTAGCTGACGAAGGTGTCGAAGTCGGTTTGTTCGGCCTTGTACTTGTCGCTCGACAGAGTGCCGATACTGCGCGGCTCGCGTTTTTTGACGTTGGTGTTGGTGCGGCTGGCAACGGTGCCGCCCACGCCCAGGCCGACCTTTTCACCTTCCTGCTCGTCGACGCCGATGACGTTAATTTTGGTCAGGAACTCGCTCGACTCCTGGATCTTGGTTTCCAGGCGCTGCTGGATGGTTGGGTCAACGCTGAACGTGGCGGTGGTCGATTCCACGCCGTTGAGTTGTGCGACCTGGCTGAGGTAGCCGGTGTAGAGTTTTCGAGTGTCGTTACGCATGGGTATCTCCGATAGTGGGCTGGGCGGTGAAGGCCGCAGGTCAGAACTCAGCCAGGGCTTGTTTGCCGCCGCCGGTTACCGGTGGGCGCTGGGTTTGGGAGTGGTCTTGGGTCTTGCCGAGGGTGGTTTTCAGATCGACCAAGTCTTTGCTGAGCTGCTCAACCTTGGTATTCAGATCGCCGGAGAATTTCTTCTCGGCGTCCAGTTGGTCGGGCAGGTTTTTGACGTGGTTGGCAATCGCTTCCACGGCCTGGCCCATCTGAGCGAATTCGGCATCGTCCTTCACCTGTTTGCCACCCAAGAGCGCTTGCACCTTGCTGAAAAGCTGGGCGCCGAGGCTGGGCTTGTCTTCGATCTCTTCAAACTGCAGTTCTGTCTCTACGGCCTCGGTGAACATCGACGTTGCTGAGTAGTGACGGTCTTTGAATGGGCTGGATTCGGGCTTCTGCGCAGAGAAAGACAGTACGTCGGTGCCCAGGCTGGCCGGGGAGTCGGTCACCGCCAGGCCGACGATGTAGGCCTCGCCGGTGTCCGAGAAGCTGTCGTCGATTTCGATCGAGGTGTAAATCTTCTGCTTGGCCTTGTTCATGGCAATCAGGTCGGGCGTCGGTTCGACCTGGGCGAACAGGGCCAGCTTTTTCGCACCGTTGATTTCCACTTCTTCGGTCTTGACCGCGAGCACGTCGCCGTAGGCTTTGAAGGGGCTGTCGGGCAGCAGGCTGCGGAAATGCTCCAGCCAGATGCGGGCGCCGTAGGTGGAGGGGTTGAAGTTCTTCGCGGCCTGTTCCAGCCAGCTGCGTTTGATGGTGCGCTTGTCGGAGGTAGCGCCCTCGACGGCGACGCGGAACCAATTGCTGCGAAATTTCTTCATGCCGGGAATCCTCAATGCGTTGGGCGCTAAGTGCGTTGCAATGAGGGGCATGGTCGTGACGCGCGCGAGTTGCGGCAACGGGGCGGGATTGTAGAGAGCGGGACTACAAGGGGCGGCGCTACTGACTCGCAAGCGCGGGCGGCAGCATCGCGGCCATGACTACGACTGAACTGCTCCCAATCGATCCCCGACGCCAATCCAAGTTTCTGTATTGGATGGGTTGGCGCATCTGCGAGATTGCCGAGGCTACGGGCGAAAAGGAAAAAACGCTACACAGCTGGAAGGCCCGCGACGAGTGGGACCGGGCGGATAACGTCGAGCGCATCGGCGGGGCGCTGGAAGCGCGGCTGGTGCAGCTGATCCTCAAGGAAGGCAAGAGCGGCGGCGATTTCAAAGAGATCGACCTGCTGCACCGGCAGTTGGAGCGCCAGGCCAGAATCCAGCGTTTTCAAGGCGGCGGTACCGAAACCGATCTCAACCCCAACCTCGCCAAGCGCAACGAGGGGCCGAAGAAGAAAACGCCGAAAAATGACATCAGCGAAGACCAGATCGAGCTGCTGCGCGAAGCGTTTATCGACGGGTGCTTCGACTACCAGAAAGACTGGTACCGGGCGGGCAATCAACGCACCCGCGTCATCCTCAAGAGCCGGCAGATCGGTGCCACTTACTACTTTGCCCGCGAGGCGTTCATTGATGCGCTGGAGACCGGGCGTAATCAGATCTTCCTGTCGGCGTCAAAGAACCAGGCTTATCTGTTTCGCGGGTACATACAGGCGTTTGCCCGCGAGGTCATCGGCGTCGAGCTGACCGGTGATCCCATCGTCTTGCCGAACGGTGCCGAGCTGTTCTTCCTCGGGACCAATGCGCGCACCGCCCAGGGCTACCACGGCAATTTCTACTTCGACGAGTTCTTCTGGACGTTCAAGTTTGAGGAACTGAACAAGGTCGCGTCGGGCATGGCGATGCACAAGAAGTGGCGCAAAACCTACTTCTCCACGCCCTCGACCATGGCTCATGAAGCCTACACATTCTGGACTGGCGAGCGCTTCAACAAGGGCAAGCCAGCGGCGCAGCACACCAAGGTCGACGTTTCCCATGGTGCGCTCCAGCAAGGGCGGTTTTGCGAGGACCGGTTGTGGCGGCAGATTGTCACCATCCTCGACGCGGAGCAGGGCGGTTGCGACCTGTTCGACATTGATGAGCTGCGCCGGGAGTACAGCCCTGAGGCATTCGCCAACCTGCTGATGTGCGAGTTCGTCGACGACGGCGCGAGCATCTTCCCGCTGACGGTGTTGCAGCCTTGCATGGTCGACAGCTGGGTTGAGTGGGCCGAGGACTACAAGCCGTTTGCCATGCGTCCTTTTGGCGACCGCCAGGTGTGGGTGGGTTATGACCCTGCGGAAACCGGCGACTGCTCGGGCCTGGTGGTGGTCGCGCCGCCTTTGGTACCAGGGGGCAAGTTCCGGGTTCTGGAGCGTCACCAGTTCCGAGGCATGGACTTCGCAGCGCAGGCCAGCGTGATCAAAGCCGTCTGCGACCGCTACTGGGTGACGTACATCGGGATCGACGTCACCGGCCTGGGCAGCGGCGTGGCGCAGCTGGTGCGCCGTTTCTTCCCCAATGTCACCGCCTTCAGTTACTCGCCCGAGGTCAAGACCCGCCTGGTGCTGAAGGCCTACGACGTGATCCACCGGGGCCGGCTGGAGTTCGACGCCGGCTGGACCGACATGGCGCAGTCGCTGATGGCGATCCGCAAAACCATCACCGCCGGCGGTCGCCAATTCACCTACACCGCCGGCCGCAACGACAACACCGGCCACGCCGACCTGGCATGGGCGCTCTTTCACGCATTGCACAACGAACCGCTGGAGGGGCAGACCACTGCCAACACCGGGCGAATGGAGATTTTTTGATGTCGAACCGCCGCAGAAATACCAAACAGTTGGCCCAGGCGCCCGTCGTGGCGACGCAGGAATTTATCCCGCGCAGTGACACCAAGATGGAGGCGTTCAGTTTTGGCGACCCGTCACCGGTGCTGAGCGGCCGGGAGGTGTTCGATTATCTCGAGTGCTGGTTTAACGGGCGCTGGTACGAACCGCCGCTGTCGCTGGACGGTCTGGCGCGGTCGGTGGGTTCTAGCGTGCATCTGCATTCGGGGCTGATGTTCAAGCGCAACCTGTTGAGCAAGACGTTTATCCCGCACCGGCTGTTGTCGCGCGCGGCGTTCGAACAGTTTGCCCTGGACTTCCTGTGCCTGGGCAACGGCTATCTGGAAGGGCGGCGCTCGATGCTCGGCCCGGTGCGCGAGCTGGTGCCGCCGCTGGCGAAGTACATGCGCTCGGGCAAGGATGGTCGGCAGTTCATGGTGCAGGGCTGGAAGAAAGAGCACGAATTTGAGCCGGGCACCGTTTTCCATCTGCGGGAGGCGGATCTGCACCAGGAAGTGTATGGCCTGCCCGAGTGGATCAGCGCCTTGCAGTCGGCGTTACTGAATGAGTCGGCCACGCTATTTCGGCGCAAGTATTACGAGAACGGCAGTCATGCCGGCTTCATCCTCTACATGACCGATGCCGCGCAGAACGAAGCGGACGTCGACTCCCTGCGCAAGGCGCTCAAGGATTCCAAGGGGCCTGGCAACTTCCGCAACCTGTTTGTGTACTCGCCGAACGGCAAAAAAGACGGGTTGCAGATCATCCCGGTCAGCGAAGTGACGGCCAAGGACGAATTCAACTCGATCAAAAACCAGACCCGCGACGACGTGCTGGCCAGCTTGCGTATTCCGCCGCAACTGATGGGCATCGTGCCGCAGAACGCGGGCGGGTTTGGGTCGATCAGGGAGGCGGCGCAGATCTATGCGGCCAATGAGCTGGAGCCGATTCAGGCGCGTATGGCGCAGGTGAATGACTGGCTCGGGGAGGAGGTCGTGCGCTTCAAACCCTATGAAATTACTGAGGGTAAATAGAGCCCCAATCTGTAACGGATTTCAGGTTGAGGCCTTATATGTGACCGAAAGCTAGGGTGTATATGTAGGCGCCACAGTTGGTGCGTTTAGACGGTTTGTTCTAGCAGGAGAGCTTCAAAGTTAAAGGGAGCGAAATTACTTATATGCGAAATATTCGAATCAGGGATTCGGCTGTAGTCGAAATCCACTATTTTTGTCAAGGTAGGGCCTGGTTCATACCTGTCGTCAAATAAGAGGGCG